GGCGGTTATCATCCTTCGAAAGAGTAGTATCTAGATTTAAACCTAGAATACTATCTCTAGCCAAGACTAATAATGAACGAGTTGGAACTGAAAATTTTTCAGTTTCAATGTCTCATAAACAACCCAAATTTGGGTTTACGAGACTTTTCATTATTATACTATGCTCTATGTTTTTACATAGACCTAGTAGTCCGAAGCTAGATGCCATTAAGGAGAAGTCCTTAAAACTATAACCTGTCTTAAAATCATTTAAGACAGTGGATACAGAGCTAAGATTATTCAAATATCCTAATCTAATTCAGTTATAAACATTGTTTATACGATTAGATAAAGAGATATTAGAATTAACTTGGGAGTAGGTTAAACCACTCACCAAGACCTCTCCTATTACGGTTCTTTTAGCAAATTCGAACACTGGACGAGATGGAGAAATAATAGATTTAGATAAGTTAATTTCTAAGCCTAATTTCTTCATAACATCCAAGTATCGATGAGCTAAAAGATCATCGAAGATGACAATGTCATCCCCGAGGACTTCGTATCTTTCTTCTCAAGTTCAATTACCTTTTACAAGGTAAGAGCAGTATTGCATCACTCAGTGATGAGTAATAGCAAGACCAGCTCAAGAAGAAAGACAACCCATAGGTTGACCGACTGAATACCGATAATAAATATCCTCTAAAGAAAATTCTTTTTGAGTGACTTTATTAAAGGAAAAGTCTCGGTCAACCATGACTGCTTGCCAACTAAGAGAAATACCATTAAGTCCAAAAAGGGACTCAATAATATTACCAGTAAGCGTAACAGGAAGTCGGTCAGTAGCAGCTGATAAATCAAAGCTATAAGCTTTGTTATATTTAACTGCCTTCTGACTACATCTGGCTACGGAAGCATCTTGATCAAAGGTCCCATCATTCGGAAGGAGACGAAGTACTTGAAACATTGCTAAATGCAATGGCTTCATAATACTTTGAGTAACTGAATCGACTAGAGCAAAAACTCTAATCTTTCCAGCCGGCTCCTTCTTAATCGCGAACTGACCAAAAGGTGTACCCATAGATCTTTTAAAATTAAAAGAATCTTCGGGTAACCTCTCCAAAATTTCTTTCGCATCGTTAATACGATGAAGAAATTGAAGAGTATTCCATTTCTGAGAGACAACGTTTAAATAATCTAAAAGATTATAGTAAACTTTTTCTCCCATCGGATGAGCAAGTAGGAGATATATATCTCCCAAAAC